AATGCAATAAACTATTATGATGATAAAGAGTCTGATGGTATTTTCCTAGTTCCATATAACTCCGGTTACGATTCTGTAAATAACTGTAGCTACACGGGGGCAGAAACTGTTAACTCCAGATCATCAGTCACAATAGAAAGGCAGTCTAACGGCGTTCACCCTGCTACTTCAGGATATTTTCAATTAGCTGACACTACTTATAGCTTTATTAAATATCACGCATGATCTGCCCTAAAAGTGGGGGGAACCACAAGTTAAATTATAACAGGAGGTAATGTGTCAAACGAAGTAACGCAATTTGTGGATGGCGCTCTTCGTGCGGCACCTCCTATTACGGTAAGTGCAGCAAGTGTATTTGGTTTGGGCCTTGAGGACTGGATGTACATAGCAACAATAGTGTACACAGTTCTACAAGGCTCGTACTTAGCTTACCATTGGAGGCGCAGTCACAAGAGAAACAGGAGAAAACAGAATGGGACAAAGGACGACAGAAAGTGAAGTAGGTTTCCTAAGTAAACTGGTAACCATCCTTTACACAAAGAAGGCAGAGGCTATTGTAAAGAACATCGAAGATGGTATGGATGTTGATATGGCAGTAGACCACCGTGTTCTTCAAGCAATGGGCAAGTGGGTACTTGATAACGGAGTATTCGCTGCACCTGACTCACAAGATACAGAGAGTCCCTTGCAGGCTAGGCTTAAAGAGATTCAAGCAAGGTCTGGAAAGAGGGTTCTTGACTTTAAGAAAGAAGCTAAGGAGAGAGGCCAAGGATGAGCAAGCTGAGCTTAGAAGCTAAGCTTAGGATGTGGGAAGATTTGGAGGCCCTACAGGAGACATTTCCGTACACTGTAGATGGCCTTCTCTCTTTCGCTCAGATCTGCATTAATGAATTGATACCCGGAAGCCCTGATCTTAACCCAGCTCAGGCTGATATCCTATCTTATATGCTGATGGGCAAGAAGTACAGAATGGTACAGGCACAGAGAGGACAAGCTAAGACTACATTGGCTGGTATCTTTGCTGCCTTTACTTTACTTCATAAGCCGCACTTCAGGATAGTAATCTTTTCTCAGACCGCAAAGCGAGCTACTGAGATCTCAGGGTGGGTAGTTAAGATATTTAAGCAGATAGACTTCCTAGAGGTTATGCTACCAGACAGAACAAGCGGGGATCGGGATAGTTCCGAAGCCTTTGACATACACCATGTTTTCAAGGGAGGAGATAAATCACCTTCAGTGTCATGTTACAGTATAACATCAGGTGCTCAGGGTGCTCGTGCAGACCTATTGATACCCGATGACATTGAATCATTGCAGAACAGCAGAACAGTTGCAGGTAGAGAGTGGATAGAAGAGCAGGCAAAAGAGTTCGAGAGCATCAACCAAACAGGTGACATACTTTACTTAGGAACTCCTCAGTCAATGGACTCTATGTACAACAATCTACCGGGACGTGGGTATGATGTTCGTATCTGGCCGGGGCGTTACCCTAGTGAGAAAGAACAGGAAGCCTATGGTGAGTTCTTAGCACCTAGCATCGTAGAACAGATGACAGATGTACCTTCCCTCCGAACAGGCTATGGCCCACTTGGAAGATCGGGAGCACCTACCTGTCCAGAAATGTTTGATGATGAGACTCTATCTCAGAAGGAAGTATCCCAAGGCAAGTCTAAGTTCCAGTTGCAGTTCATGCTGAACACTCGGCTATCGGATCAAGAGCGATTCCCGCTGAAGCCCTCTAATCTGATCGTGACAGCGTTCGGGAATAAGGAGGGGCCAGTGCAGCCCATTTGGAACAACAGCCCGGAGAATAGAGTACAGACCCCGCACAAGCCGGGTAACCGCGAGACTGACAAGTTCTATAATCCTATCCCAAAACCATACGAATGGAAGAACTTTGAGCGCAAGGTGATGTACATTGACCCTGCGGGTAAGAACCTCTGCCCGCATTAAACCCATCTAAACGGGGAACACCTCACTGAGGCAATCCCGTGCCAATGCTATGACGAGCAGGATGCTTCGAGCAGTGCGTAACGACTATCCCGAAAGGGAGTAGGATCATGTGATCCGAAACGGTGGGACAAGGATGTAAGAGATAGTCTGAGCTGTACAGCAATGTACAGAGGCCCAACTAACTATTGGGGGTAACACCCTTCATTTATCCAAGAGAGGATTGAAACATGAGAGAACATTGCGTATACCACCTGAACAAAAACACTGGGACAGAAGATGGGTACATAGGAGTAACCTGCAATTTGAGGAGACGCCTGTACAAGCATAGGAGAAACGGTTTATTTGTTGAAGGTGTTAACATAGATGTACTATTGGTAGGTACTGAAGAAGACTGCTTACGGTTAGAAGGACAGCTAAGGCCCGATAAAGGTATTGGTTGGAATATAGCGGAAGGGGGTTGGAACAAATGCAACGGCAGCATAGGTAAAGAAACTCGTATAAACAAAGGACAAAGGCTTTCTACGATAACAGAGTTCCACAAAGGACAGGATGCACATAATTCCGGTGCAACAGAGTACCTATTGAAAGACCCTGAAGGGAATGAGTACAAGGTTTTTAACCTAACTACATTCTGTAATAAGCACAACCTTACAAGAGAGAACATACGTAAGGTAGCTAGGGGAAACCGCAAGCATCATAAGGGGTGGATTGCCGTTATTACTGGGAGGTGCTAACGGGGATGAGACCGCTTATGCTATCGTATTTCAGCTTGGCAACCTACTGTATCTGTATGATATGGGTGGTATAGCCGGTGGTTACGAGGAAGAACCACTGATGGAGCTGGTGTATGCAGCTAAATCAGCAGGCGTTAAAGAGGTTTACATAGAGAAGAACTTTGGTCACGGTGCTCACATGAGCGTACTGAAGCCTTTGTTTGAAAGAGAACATCCTTGTAATGTAGAAGATGACTACAGCAAAGGACAGAAGGAAGCTAGGATCGTTGATTCACTAGAGCCTCTTATGTCTTCGCACCGTATCATCGTGAACAGAGACTTGATTGACAAGGATGCACAGAGTACAAGGCACCATCCTGCCGAGACAAGAAAGACTTTCCAGTTGTTTTCTCAGATGAGCAACATGACCTACGCTAGGAATTGCGTCAAGCACGATGACAGAGTAGAAGCTCTAGCCTCGGCCTGCCGTATGCTGGTAGAGGGAATTGATTATGACTACAGCTCCAAGCTTGACAAAGAGAGACATCGTGAAGCAATGGAGATGCAGAAAATCATGCAAGACCCTAGAAAACGCAGAGAGTACCTAGGCGTTGAAGGTGGTACTAACCGAAACAAGAAGAACAGATTTGCACGTCAACAGACCCAGCCTAAAAGACGCTGGTAACTCAATGAAATTGCACGACTTATCGCATTAACCCGGACTATAGAGGGAAGCCATAAGGGAGATAAGGAATACTAGGACGTCCTAGGTAGTCCAGTAGTCCTATGACTACTAGGTGTCGATGATGCTCTAGCCCCTTTTCCTTTTCCTCTACTGAGGAAATGGGTGTCCAAGGCTTCAAGTTCCTTCTGGAATGCGGAGGTCGTGTCAGATTCTTAATCCGAACTAAACAGAAGGAGAATACTTATGCCTATTACAGGTGATCTAACTCAGAACAAATCTTTTGATACCAAGGCTTCAGCCTTTCCAATTACCGTTGTACTGGAATCCGAACTAGGTGATGCAACAGCTATGCTTAACCAAGCTTACCTGTCAGGTAAGAGCGAAGGGTCTTGCTTCATTGGCTCCGATGGCGCTGGTGCTTACAACCTGTACGCAGCCGAGGGCGACCAGCCCACTGACGCTTGGATTCTTGTTGGTGGTGATGGCACTACTGATATTACTCCTGCCTAATTCTTCGGATTAGATAGGTCGCCCTGTCCTTAATTGGGCAGGGCTTTTTCGCTTAGTAGAATTATAGGAGAAATTTATGAGTACAGAAAGATACACAGTAGTACCTTCGGATGGTTGGGTTAAGTTCGCGGACGATTCAGAGGCTTTTATTTGTGAGCTTAGTCACCTAGGGTACGGAGAAGTTACAATGCAGGATTCACCACCACTAACCTCTGCACCCTTTCACGGGTTGCGGGCTGGTACTTTGTTCGTCCGTCCCGGCTCAGGAAATGCTTACGTTAGGGTTAGCCCCGACTTCCCTCTTTCCTCTATTGAGCTTATCGTTTCTAAAGGTAGCTAATCATGCGGCATAGATATAAAGGTTTACAAAGATATTCCCTTCCATTCAAGGTGCTAGGGGTAGGGACACTAGACAGCCTAATCAGCCTAAGCGAGCTAATCAGCCAACTCTTCAGCGCAGGCGAACAGGGCGCAATCTACATCCCCTAATCCAATAGTCAACGGTGTGCAATCGCTCTTTCAAGACTCGGCAGGCACTGCGGCTGTTACGGCTGATGGTGATCCTGACGGATTGATGATTGACCAATCCCCGAACAGCATCAACGCCTCGCAGTCTACAAGCGCAGCTAAGCCTACATACAACACTTCACCCGATAGGTTGTCACTGGACAAAGTAGACGACGCGCTGATTATCACAGTGCCTACGGGCGGTTGGACTGGAACAATGGTACTTGCTACGGATGACGGTACGGCGAGCTATG